CCTCCTGCATCTAAACCAATTCTTCCGCCTTCGGCTGCCCATTGCTTTTGTTCCTGAACTTCTTTTCTACGCTTGTCTTCATCAAACTCTCTTCTTAGTCGATCTCTTCTCATAAGTTCTTCTATCATTTCTCTTTCTTTTAAATACTCTTCAAAAGTAGGATCTGTAATTCTTCCGCCTTCGGCTTTTTCAACCAAATCTTGTAAAACATTATCTTCTTTAAGCTCGTCTATGGTATTTCTTTTATTCATTATATACTTTAAAAGAGTAGCTATACCAGTCCCACCTGCAGCAGTATATATTGCATTTTTTAAAGTCTTAGGAATATCTGACCACTTATCTTGTCCTAACAAATTTCTTTTTCTTAGCTCACGTCCCGCGTCATCCGTTTCGTCAGCTAACTTTTTTGGATCCAAGAATTTTTTATTTAAAAATTTACTGTTCCATACTGTTTCTAATAATTTTAATAAACCACCTTTAGATAAACCCACTCTTCCGCCTTCGGCTTTTTTAGTTGGGTTAATTATATCTATAATCTCTTCTA